TTGGCCGGACGGATACTCTCCGAGAACTTTGACTCCAAGAGAGAGGCTGAGAACTGGGCAAAGGCCAAGGAGGATGAGATCAAGGCTGCAGTGAAGGGGTCTCTACGCGATCCGTTTAAGGGAATGGAAGTGCAGGACTTGATTACCGCCTATGTCGAGAAGGTCGGGCCGGTTAAGGGTTGGGCGCGAAGTAAGGATTATGTGCTCGAACGACTAAAAAATGACCCAATGATTGGAAAAATTAGAGTTAGCGCATTTTCCCGACTTCATGTAAGTCAGTTCGTCACTGAGCGCATGAAAACTGCCCAGGGCTCGACGATTGCAGGTGATCTAGATTTTTTGGCAGGCGTATTTAAGTGGGCCCGTGATGTTCGATTGCTCAATGTAAATCCCGAGCTTATCTACGCAGAGCGTCGCTCGCTACCCCATAGGGGCCTAAAAACTAAGAGCAACAAAAGAGATCGCGTAGCAACGAGAGATGAACTACAAAGGATTGCTAGGTATTTTGACGAAAATCTTCGGATTCGTCTTCCTATGACCTCTATTGTTCATTTTGCCTCCATCTCGACGCTGAGGCAGGATGAGATCTGTAAGCTTCAGATTGAAGATGTCAATTTCAACAAGCTGGAGATGCTTGTCAGAGACAGAAAAGATCCCGAAGAAAAGCTGAACAATAATAGCCTGGTGCCTATCCTAAAGCCTATGTACGGGATCTTGAAGAAAGCAATTGGCAATAGGTCTTCCGGGCCGGTGTTCACCTGGACTTTGAAAAAGACGGGGGAGATCAAAGAAACCTATGCAGACTCAGTGCGTGCAAATTTCGAGAGGGCTTGTGTGGCATTGGGTATCGTGGGTCTTCGCTTTCATGACCTGCGACATACTGCGATTACTAATCTCTTCGCAATTGGTCTGCAGATCCAAGAGGTTTCTTTGTTTTCGGGTCACAAAGACTGGACTAATCTCAAAAGATACACACACGTCAGTCCAGGGGATGTGCAGCGATCTATTGCTCGACTGCAGTTCTTGGAGGAGCAGTCCAGAACTTCAAAGAGGGAGAAGTCAAATGGCATCAACGAAGTGTCTTCTGTCTTCTTTAACCGATTTGACTCGGCGTGCGGGGAGAGCAGCTGGGCCTGGTTCGGCGCTGGGCTCATCGCTGACAGTATCAGTAATGCCGGACACGAACTGCTTCAGTAGGCTCACTGGATAGAGCCATGAGCGCCCAAATGACCGGCTCTCAGGGCCTTTCTTTCGTAGGCGCCAGTTTCGGACAGTTGAGACGTCGACCTCAGCCAGCAGCGCAACTTGCTCCTCAGTGAGGCAACCCAGCATCTCAGCTAGCCTCTGGCGCTCCGCTTGAGCCTGAGGCTGGTCAACGACTAGCTGTTCGAAATCTACGCACGCATTCATCTCTCATTCCAATGCTCACAACGGGCTTCACCATGCAGCCCCTCTGCCAATCAATATGTTGGCAAATCGAACTGCTGGCAAGACCGTCCGTCTGAAAAATTCAGTCAAGCCATTGACAAATTGGCAATTTACTGAAAATACACTTGGTGTACTAATTCAGCCCCGCGTGAGGGAAAACTGAGAAATCCCCAGCAAAACCGGGGCATTGGCATTGCACGACAAGCGGAATCATGAGTTAATAAATGCCATAATATGTCTATCGGAGGTCGAAAATGGAAACCATCAAAAATTGGTGTCGTCGTCTGTTTGTCTTCGTGATGATTCTGTACATCCTGTCGATTTGGCTCTAGCTGCCCACAAATCCAACCTTCCAGGAGCTGCCTGGCGGGGTGTTTGGGAACAAAGCTGCCTGGGAGCTGGAGCTGCTGGGGACTACTTGGATTTCTTGGCCTCGATATCCTTCAGGCGCTTAATCTCTCTCGGAAGTGTCAGCTGGTCGTACACGTCGCGGACGGCTGCCAGCTCTGTCTTTGCTGACAGCAGGTGGAGGCGTGGGGAGTTGTGATGCTCTAAGGGGAGATCGGGCTCGCCGAGCTCGATGTAGCGCTTGCGATCCGCTTTAAGGAATTTTAGGTGGCTTTCCAAGCGTGTGACTTCCGACCTAGCTTCGATCTGGTCGACCCCTCCAAGCTCCTTCACAAGCCTCTTAAATTGGGCTAGCACGTCTCTGTAAATCTTGCTGGCCCTATCATGGATCTCCACGCCTTTGAGCTTGGATTCTAGGTCTGTGATCGAGCTGTCCAAATCTTGTTTGCGCTTGGCGTAGTCCGCTTCAACCTGAGCCACCGTCCGTGCAGGACGGCCCATCGATCTTGGGTTCTCTTCGTTGATCATGGCTTTCGCTAAAGCTAGGCGGGCTATGCCGTAGTTTTCTGCCAAGCCCCGATCTAGATTTTCGAGAGGGGTCTTTGATGGCCTGCCAATTTTCGGCGCTGACTCGATCCTCTGGGATATCGACTCAGGTGTTGATATCTCCTCTCCCTGCTCAACCTCAAGGACATTCAGCTCCTCAAGCTCTCGGGTGAATTCAGCGACCATTTCGACGTAGGCTTGCTCATCCGACTTCGCAATCTTTCCAACTCGCAGATGGACTTCTGGGGCTTTCTGAAACGCGAACACGTCATGCACTGCGGGAAGCTGCGCAAGCTGCTTTGAGAGAGCTGCTTTCGTCTCACCTCCCTTCGAAATCAGCATCCCTAGGCTGAGGCGCTGGGACAGCGCGTTTGCGCGCAAAATGGCTGAATGGGGATCATCCACAGCCAGGGGCTCAGCGAGTTTGTACCCGCACTCATCGAGATTGGCTTTGAGTCGTGCGAGCTGATTTCGCTTTAGCTCGATTCCGGATGGCTTTGCCATGGTGCGCCCCTAGTGGAAATATCGGGGATAATATTGCATGACGCCGTCAGAGGCTATTCCGGGCGCTCAGATTCCGGCAGGACGAGGTCGAGATTGCGCTTGTACCGCTGCAGGTCAGCTAAGGCTTTCTCGGGGGACGCCTCCCATACCTGGCGGTCTTCATTGCGCTGCAGATGGCCTACCCAAGACGCAGGGTCTTCCTCGGTGTGCACGAAGTCGATGTCACCCAGTAACGTGCTGTACCGATAGCTCCGGCCAGTAGTAATGAAGGTGAGGCAGAAAGGCAGTTGGCTGATCCAACCATGTTCACTGAGCACCGATTCACAGCTCAGATAAAAGCTGTCCAATGGCCGTAGAAAATTGGTTAAGCGAAACAGCCCTGCTGCAGGCGGGCGTTGGAAGGGATTGGCGTAAAGCTTGGGGGCGATTTTCTCGATGATGCCGGCTCTTGAATGCCTGGTCATGGCAACGCGGAAGTAAGCTTTGTCTGGATACCCCGCAAACCCGATCAGAGTCGATTCAGGGATGCACCACACTCCGGCAGCTGCCAGCGTTCTGCACGATTCCAGCAGCAGCTTTCGATTCATAACTCCCCCCCAACTGATTCGACAGAAAACTATCATTTTTGATAATAAAATGTCGAGTAGGTGAGCGGATCATTGTGACCCAGACCCAGGTACAACGCGCTGGAACGATCGGCGGTAGTACTGCTGGCACTCCTTGAGCGAGTAGCGAATGTCGCGATTGTGACCCCGGAAGTAGCCCAGATTTGGATTCCTGGTGCGCCAGGTCTTCAGCGTGTTCAGACTCACACCCAGAACCTCTGCAGCCTCGGTAGCAGTAATAAGGTCATTCGGAATCCGCTCGTACATCCCCATCGTTTCGCTCTCTTTTCTGTTGTGTCGTCAACCGACATGAACAAGGCTAAGAGCAATCAATATCCCTGTAAACCGTCGGGAAATAATCAACTAAGTGTACTAATACCCAGTGTCAGACAACCACACCAAACAACCCCTGCAATTCCGGGTGTTGTCTGACACCGCCCCAACTTTCTTTCATTACATTCTCTGACGAATGGTAACGAAATTGACAAATTGGCAACATAAAAAAGCCCCAGCCGAGAAGAGAGGGGCCCGGCCAGGGCTGGTGCAGCACACAACAATAGAGGCATAGGCAGAAAGAGAGAGTAACTGCCTACATCTTTATATTATCACTGCCGGAAGCCTGTATGTGCTGATAAATCAAAAGCTGTTGGGTTTTTTTGAGTGCAATGTTTGGTTGGTTTGCGCGCAAAGCCAAAGATTTTATGCCCCGGCTAAAATATCCAGGCCGGACTTGTTGATTAGCACATGATGCAGGCCAACGTTCCCTGCCTGATTGTAAATCGAAATCTCGAAGTACCTGGGGTGTTGCATATTCCTAGAAACGAGCTCATACCTATACACCGCGCTGGGGCAAGGACTCCCTTTCGCATCTTTTGTAAGAAGACAATTGAATGAGTCATTAAGGAAATACTCCCCTAATTCGTCAGGTAGCTGAATGGCGGCTTTGTAAATGAGATTGGCAGTGGTCACTGGCAGCTTGCCGATACGCAGCTGTTCAATTTCCTTGCTTGTGACTTCGACTGTATCAATCATGGTGTAACTCCGCTTTCTTATTATTTTGTCATGTCATTATCTCAATGCGCTTTTTTGAAAGCAATAGAGTGATCTGCTGTATAACTTAAAGTAGTTGGGTGTCAAATCGTGAGTGTAAGATTTGGTGTAAGCCATTTCGAGATCCTGGCCATTCTTGAGGGGCTATATGTCAAGATGCTATCATGTGCGCCGAAAAACCAATGGGACGGATTTCAAATGGTCAGAAAGATAGTTGGGTTGTTTTTCCTGCTTGCAGGGTTAGCTGTTTTTGCTGGGGCTATAGCCGTCGAGATTGCTTGGTTAGGCATATGTTTTGGGACAGTTATAATCGGGTTATTCCTATTGTTCATGGCTCCTACGATCCTCCTTTTGCCTGTTAATCTAGGATTTGTCACTGGAATGGCCATTTGGGGCGCAGGAATGGCCATGATCACTAGCGACGGAGAGTCGAGGTCGGACACCCTGCGAAAATTTAACTCGCTGGAGCCTGGTGTCGTTGACTCCAAAGTTGCTGCGTTCGTTAATCCGCAGTTGCAGCAAATACGAGAGTTCGGCTACTCGCAGAATATAGATATCGTTGTTGTCGCCTATTACATGGCTTTAGTGTCAATGCTGACTAAGAAGCGTCTGAGCCTCGCTGACCTTAAGCCTACATGCCATGGCATCTATCCATCCAGGCCTATGGATGTAGATAATGCGTTTCATGGTGCGATAACGAATCACGCGAAGTACAGTGAAATCTACAAAAGCATCAGATCCCACGTTCGCGACGAAATTAAAAATGGCCAGGGTGAGTTTTTGGTTCGTTACGCTCAGCGAATGACATCTGAAGCAATCCCATTCTGAATTACCATTCGCCAGAATTGCCCTCGTCGGGTGTCAAGGGCTGAAATAGTTGGAAATGTCTAAGTGTGTCCAGGTTTTTCCCTGTTACTCCTCTAATCGAAGCCCGGCAATACCACTGGGAGATACGTCACTTTTATGCGTTTTCCACCCCATCGTGTATTGCCCACCCTGAGAGAACGACTTGTATTTCAGGATTTCGACCTTGATTTCGGAGGTGTCTGGATCTGTTTCAGGTGTTTCAGTGATAATTAACGAATTTGAATGTGGTGGTGGGTTTTTCCAGAACCGACTATCGCCTTCAAATGAAAGGATTGCCCCGTAGATGGGCGCGCCAATACAGAGGTAGTCATTCAAATGGCCCTCTATGAGAGCATGGCTGTGGTGCGTGGCCTTTACTGCACTTCGGGAATATCCGGCGAGAGGGTTGTTCGAATTTATCTGAGTGACAACAACAGAGCCGACATTTGATGAAATCATGAGAGCTGGGAGCTCAGAAATGTTGAAGGTTGTGCCCTGCACGCGCTTGGTTTCGGCATAGGATTTTGCGGATTTCAGGGTTGTATGCATGCAGCCGGGAGAGTATCGAGCGATCCAGGTGGAGTTCCACGCGTTTCTCCCGGTATGTACATAAAATGCAGTGATTTCCTTGAGCGCGATGACGCTCTCGCCAACATAGCGCATGGCATTGCTAAGCCTAGAAAGCTGGGTCATGGCTCTAACTCTGATAGTCCCTTAAGTCAGCCAGCGCTCTGGTGTCGATGGCTAGCTGACGATAGCACGACTCACTGCTGGGTGAAGAACGTCCCGATTTCGTTTTGATCAGGGAATCCCCCAGTCCCTGCCTTGAGCTTGATCCGGGCGTGGATGATCACGTCTTTTGCTTTCAAAACGTCGCCGAAGTTGGTGCTTGGGAGGCTGGCGGCGGTCTTGAGTTTTTCAAGCATCTCATTGCTGATTTTGATGGCTGTTGGGTGGTTGCCCTGGCTGTAGAAGCGGTGCCAGACGTGACGGCCTGCGTGCTCTCCGCTGACGATTTCGAATTCGGCCAGGGCTGTTTCGCCGCCTGATTTTGTTTTGCCCTGCTTAAAGTCTTTGAGTTTGATCAGGGCCTCGTGAGTGGGCATTGGGGCCTTTGATTGCGCCTGGCGGTTGACGATGGTGGTGTCGATGCCCTTGGCTTTTCGGCGCAGCCAGTTTAGATGGGATTTGACCCAGGATCTGCAGGCACGCAGGGCTGCAGCGTCTTTGGTTTCGCCTGGTCTCGGCTTGTGTCGGGCGTAACTTTGATCGCGGAAGTACTCGCAGCCAGGGTTCTGTTCCTGATCGACCTCCAAGATTTTTTGTACGATCTGATCTTCGGTGGCCGAGCCGAACATGCCGCCAAGTATGCGATTGAGTTCGAAGCTGCGGCCTGCTGCGCCTACAGCGGTGCCTGGGGTGCGGGGCTTGCCGGGCGTGGATGATTCGATGTCCAGACCGTAAGTACTTTGAGCTAGCTTAAGGTCGAGGGCGCACAGAGGGCTGCCGGGGTTATAAAAGCTAATGGCTGCGTTTCGGCGATCAGGGTGCGACATAAATGTGAAGTAGCAACGGGAGACCTCTTGCCAGCACCTATCCAAGACTTTAATCAAGCGTCCGTCAAAAAAACCGTCAAGGCATTCGATAACCGCAGCTGCTACTGCCGGCAATGCCTCTGGTTGAATTGGGATGTCTAGGGGCATTACGACACGGAAGCGCGGGCACTCGGCAGTGTTACTGTGCGATGTATAAATGCAGTGTTCGAAGTTCATGTCGATCAAGGCGTCCGTCATCTCTTCAAGGCTGATAACGTCATCATGGGGCTTTTGATCGACGTCGAGCACGATCATCGATAGCTCCATTGCGTGTTCAATCAATCGTTCAGGGTGTCTGAAGATCGCGGGAGTAAATGTACGACCGCTTTTCTCTTCGGCAACGCTCTCTGCTTGCAAGACGTTATCGTAGAATTCCTTGAAGTTCGCGGCTTGGCAGTTCTTCACTTGTCGAGTGGCTGCTGAATATTGAATACCGAATTTCATTGTTGCTCTCTCTTCTTGTTGTCGTGCTCTCTTGCACATTTATAGTGTTGATGATGAGCAAAAGGCAGCGCAATACCCATTTCGCTTGGCAATTTTGGAAGTAGAGGTATAAAAAAGGAAATCTACCTACGTTTTTCTTAACCAAACAAACCGGCTCATTCTCACCGGCAACCCCTCTCTTCCTTTTATAAAGAGAAAAGAGGGTTAAGGGTGCAAATGCTTGGTAATGAGGTTATACAAACCCGAGCCAGGAGGCAGGTCAAGTCTCTTGGTTAAGAAAAACTGAAATCACAACGCTGCGTTACGCTTCACTCTCAAACTGCACTTCAGCACAGCCGAAATCAATCGAGCGTTACCTGCATATCCCTCGATCAACCGAGCGTTACTTGCATACCTAAATATATCCAAGTGTCAACCCACAAAGGAGTTGTGCGGTGTTTTTCTCATGGATAACACTATAAATGTGCAAGAGAGCACGACATTAGAAATGAGATCAGAAATCATGAATGCAGAACAAATCACATCCGCTCCTTCGATCGCTCAGCTGGTAGAGGCCGCTGCGCAAGGTAATGGCTCAGCAGTTGTTATTGGCGTATCAGAACCCGTGGTAATCCCCCCATTCCTAAAACTCACCAGAAGTAGACCTCAGGCCACCAGGGCCAACTTCTGTTTTGGGGTAATGCCGCCGAGGGCCATATTCGGGCGCTCGTGATTGTATGTCCAGATCCAGTTCGTACCATAGTCCTGAACTTCGGCTATCGACTCAAACAAGTAATGTCCCAGCCAGTCATAGCGCACAGTCCGGTTATAACGTTCAACGTAAGCATTCTGCTGTGGATTACCCGGTTGAATAAAGTCCAAGCGGATGCCTCGTTTCTTCGCCCACTCAGCGAGCTTGGCACTGATGAATTCTGGGCCGTTATCGCTGCGGATCGCCTGCGGTTTACCACGCCATTCAATGACCTGATCCAGCGCACGCACCACGCGCTCAGCCGGTAGCGATAAATCAATCTCCATGCCCAGGGCTTCGCGGTTGAAGTCGTCAATCAGATTAAAAACCCGAAAGCTGCGTCCATCAGCTAACTGATCGTGCATGAAATCCATCGACCAACACTGGTTGGCTGCCTGCGGAACGGCCAGCGGTTCAGGCTTCTCGCGCACGATGCGCTTACGCGGCTTGATCCGCAGATTCAGTTCCAGTTCGCGGTAAATCCGATACACCCGTTTATGGTTCCAGCCATAGCCCTTCACGTTGCGCAGGTACAGAAAACACAAGCCAAACCCCCAATTGCGCTGGTTATGCGTGAGTCGGATCAGGTGATCGGCGATCTCGGCGTTTTCAGGCGATAGGCGCGATTGATAGCGATAGCACGTGCTGCTGACCCCGAAGGCCAGGCACGCGAGCTTGATACTGCATCGACCTGAACGAACCGCTTCCTGCGCCATCTCTCGTCGCCGCGATGGCTTCACCACTTTTTTGCCATGGCTTCCTGGATGATTTCGGCTTTGAGCCGCTCTTCGGCGTACATTTTTTTGAGACGCCGGTTCTCATCCTCCAACTCGCGTAACCGAGCCATCAGCGATGCGTCCATGCCGCCGAACTTGGTGCGCCACTTATAGAAGGTGGCCGAGCTGATACCGTGCTCGCGACATAGCTCTGGCACCGGGCTTCCAGCCTCGGCTTGCTTGAGAATGGCCATGATTTGGCTGTCTGAAAAACGTGATCTCTTCACGCAAAATTTCCTTGATCCGATTAGGAGAAAATTCTACTTCTGGTGAGTATTTTTTTCAGGGGGGATTACCCCGTGAATGGCTATATAACCATCAATGTGCCGAAGCGATTGCAAGAAACAGCTTGTTATCTAAAATCAGAATACTCCCGCTACAAGCGACTGATTAGCATCGACTCTGATGCCAGTGATGCTGTTGCCGTCGCTTATAAGACTGCATCAGGGTTATATAGCACTGAAGAAGGAAAGCTTGCAGACAACATCTATGACCTCTCGAAATCCACCGTAGCCCTGCTAGTACTGCGCAAACAGAAATCAGAAGGCGCTTTTGACACTGCTGCATTCGAACTCGCGAAAGAGATCCAGGCGTTTGGCAGCCTAGCCCTTGCTGCTAAAAAGCTCTCGTTGGCATCCGGCGTAGACGTGGCTAGCTGCACTACAGCCATCAGCCGCAAGATCGCACGTGTCGAAGAGTGGCTTGATCAATACCAGGACAAATACTCGCATCCCGTCGTGACCAAAAACGCTCCGATGCTGTACATGAAGCACTCCGTCACGAAGCCGCGCCGTGGCTACAGGGCAATGCTGAAGCTGCCTACTGGCTCCGGTAAAACTACCAAGCTCCTAAACCCCACAATCCAGTCATTCCTGCAAGCTGGAAAGAAGGTGGTTGTCATCTCACATCGCCGGTCAATCATCAAGAACATCACTATCCCAGAGCTCGTTGACTACGAAAATGTTGAGATCGGGCAGATGAAAAATGCCCAGGGCCTGAAGATCGTCGTCAACTCACTCACTAGCGCAAAATTTACAGACTTCCTTCGTGATGTAGACCTGGTGATCATCGACGAAGCGGCGCAAGTGATCGATCATGCCCTGGAGGGCTCTGTTGATCAGCCAGGGGCTGTCTGGTTCGCACTCAAACAACTGGTGTGGAACGCGAACTCTGTAATTTTTGCAGACGCTGACTGCAACGATGAATGTCTGTCGCTCATCAGGAAAAACGATCAGCACATCAGTATTTACGAAACTGATCAGGCTCATTCCGAGATCAAGTGCCGAGTTGGCGCGCTCGACGAAGTCCGTGCAATGGCCATCAAAGCAGCGACTGACGGTCATAAAATTCTCGTCGCAATCGACATCGCCAAGGACGCTGAGGCGATGGGCAAGGTTCTCGTAAAGGCCGGTCTTCAGCCATTGGTCATCACTTCCAAGAGCGCAGGCTGGCCCGCCCAAGCTGCGTTCATCGCAAACCCCAACACTGACCAGCACCCTATTGTCATTTACTCACCCGCAATCACCAGCGCCTTGAGCATCACAAGCGGGCACTTCGCGAAACACTTCGGCTTCTTTGCCGGCTCAGTGACGCCTCGATCCGCTATCCAAATGCTTCGTCGCGACAGAAAAGCCCAGGAGTTCGTGATCGGGCTGCGAAACCCTCAGTCCAAGACCCAGGAGGTTGTCCAGGCACAGTACGATGCATCGCTCAAGTCGGAGTTCGACGAAGCCAGGTACGCGCACAGGAAGCGCACAAGCTGGTTGCGCGACAACATCCAGCACACGCTGCCCCAGGAGCTCAAGCGCCAAGGCTTTGTACTCGAAGAGATCGCGGTGAATGATGAAGTCAGCATTGAGGGCTGGAAAGCTAACAAGACTGGTCGCCGAGCCTCTAAAACCGACACTGCCAAGCTGCTGCTCGACGCGACGCCAGCAACCGAGGGTCAGGCCAAACGCACAATCAACAATGGCTCGAACAACGAGCAAGAGCATTTCGCTGCGATCCGTTTCTTTGCTGAGTCAGCTTTGAAATCCAAAGATCTTACCTACAAAGACTGCATTTTTTGGGGCGAAGGCGGTGGCCAGGTCAAACTGAATAACTTCCGCAAGCTGCATGCGAATCCGGTCACTAGGCTCTGTACGTAAACCCAAGAAATACGATTTTCTGTAAAATACACCGCCATTAAAGCCAGGAGGCCAAGATGGCAAAGCGGTATGAACTCCCCGACGCAGCCTGGGATCTGGTTGCAGATATCTTCACCAAAAATCAGCGCACCGGGCGCCCTCGGGCCGATGATCGCCTGATGCTAAACGGTATTCTCTGGGTGCTTTGCTCTGGCGCAGCCTGGCGAGACATGCCCGAACGATTCGGCCCTTGGTCAACGATCTATCAACGGTTCCGGGGATGGCGTGATTGCGGAGCTTTTGATCAGATGCTCAAGCGTCTTCATATCCGATTGAATGAGCAGGGTTTGATTGACTTGGAAACATGGATGATCGACTCCACTGCCGTACGAGCAACCCGGGCCTCATCAGGTGCCGGGAAAAAAGGGGATTTGAAGAACCGCAAGACCACGCGCTCGGGCGCAGCCGGGGTGGCCTGACGACCAAGATTCACATGCTGTGCGACGCCAATGGTGTGCCTCTGCGTTTCCTGTTGTCAGGCGGACAAGCCAGCGATATAGCCTATGCCCAACCGCTACTCGATCAGGCTTGCATACCCAGCCTGCGCGGTCGCCCACGCAAGCGTTGCCGCTGGTTGCTGGCTGACAAGGGTTACGACGCTGAAGCGCTGCGCCAGTATTGTGATCGTTATCGCATGCAGCCAGTCATTCCGTTGCGAAGCATGAAGCGCAAAACCAAGCCAGGATTGCCTCGACTTTTTGATCGCCCCAAATATCGGCAGCGCAACATCATCGAACGCATGTTTGGCTGGCTGAAGGAGAACCGTCGCATCGTGACGCGCTTCGACAAGCTCGCAACAAGTTTTGCGGCGATGGTCTCATTGGCCTGCGCTATGCGGTGCTTGCGACAATACTTTACGTACAGAGCCTAAGCTTGATCAACTCCTACAGAAGCTTTACCAAGGGCATCTTGCAGGTGGATGGAAGCCAGAACACACAGCAGACCTTTACAAGGAGCTGAATGATATTCGCGCCGAAGTGCTTCTTGCTGGATATGAAATGCCTCGTCATGTAAATGCAGATCGCGTAGACAGTCGGCACAAGCAAGCCACTATCACCGCAATTCTGAAGGCCCATGGTTTGCAGACAAAGCGACGTGACGGCGGCAAAGAGGGGTACTACTACATCTTTGATGATGTCAGCCTAGCACAGATGAAAGGGTATACAGGGCTTTGATGTTAGGGGGCAAGGATGCCCCAATTCACAGCAAGTTGTCCGACGCAAGAAAGAATTAAGGTAATTGAATAAATTGCGCAATTAGTTGTTGCGCCAGGTTTTGCTCATTTACGATAATAAGATCATAAGCACATAACAAGAATAAGAGAGTGCATTGTGATTGGTCTAGATCCCCAGAAGGTTGCTGACATCTTTAAGTCAGAGTCATACACCAAGCATTTCCAAAATCCCCATGGTTACCTCAATGTCGATAATGAGCTTCTCAGGCTCTGCGCTGATGCGTGCTATCAAGTCGAGCAAGCCTTTCCTTGGAATGACTACAACCGCCAGGCGTATCAGCGCAAGTTTGAGGACGGCGAGTCAATTATCAAGACCCCAGATCTCCCTCGTTTCCCGCGTCCCTATCGCAGTTGGAGCGAATTCAGAATGGGGCACTTCGGAGGTATGAAGGGCCTTGATTACGAGCCTGCCGCCTATAAGATCCCGTACTACACGCAGCACACATACCAGCCTGATTGGGTTGACCCACTCAACGACAGAATTGTGTATGAAGGAAAAGGTGTAATTGCTGACCTTGAGACTGCCAGGAAGTACATCTGCGCTGCAAAACAGAATAACCTGCACATCGTCTTCATATTCTCAAATCGCAATATCAAATGCCCCTGGGTTAAGCCGCGTGTTGATGGCACATCATTGACAATGGAAGACTGGGCCAAAAAGCAAGGGTTCGACTACTGCTACGAAGGCCAGGAGGCCGCTTTCCGCAAGTCCGAACGTTACAAGTGGCTTGTACAGAACTTCGGGCGTAATCTGCCATCTCTGAAAGAACAACTCAGTGCGGACAGAATGAATAGCCATCCAGGCTTTTTTGCGCACAAACAACAATCAGCAAGTGTTACAATGACTGTACAATAAAAATAATAAAGTCAGTCCCCATGCGACATATCCTTGGTATCGATCCAGGTCTTTCAGGTGGTATTGCAGTAATTGACGAGCGCTTCCAACTCGTCGATTGCTTTCGTATGCCCGTGAAAGACATTGGTGGTAAGAACAAAGTTGATGCCGGGGCACTCTTTGCTCGGCTTTCCCAATTCAGAATTGAAATGGCTGTACTGGAGCTTGTAGGTACCAGGCCAGGCGAAGGGGTTGTCGGAGCTTTCAGCTTTGGCGATGGCTACGGGGCTGCTCGTGCTGTTTTGGAGTGCCTGGGCATCCCTTATCGCCTTGAGCGTCCGCAGGCCTGGCGCGGTGGTCAAAGCCTCACTGGTTTGAGCAAAGAGCAGATCGGTGAGATCGCTTTCGAAGTCTTTGGCTCTGACGAGATCTACCGTGGCAAGCGCCTGAAGAAGGACGGCACCCGTGGCGTGAATGACGGTATCAGCGATGCCCTCATGATTGCCAAGTTTGGCGTGAGGTTTCTCGATGCGCCGCGCTAATCAACTCTCAGCAAAACTCGTGAAAAAAATCGTAGATGGTGTCCAGCGGACAACCACTATCGAGCTCGCGTGCGCCATTGCCGGTGTCTCAGAAGCTGGCTTTTACAAGTGGCAAGCACTCGGCAGGGCCTTGATCGCAGATGAGGTTGAACAGGATGAAATGACTCCTGATGAGGCTCTGTGCGTAGAGCTTGTGGAGTCCGTTGAGCTTGCCAGGAAATTATCCTGCCTCCCGGCGATCGACACCATTCAGAAAGCAATCAAAATGGGTGACGTCAAAGCTGCCGAAAAGCTCCTAGCTCGCCGCATGCCGGATGCTTTCGGTGACTACGATCGCAAAGAAGTCACGATCAAAACCGACACGAACGGCGAGCAAAACTCCGGTATTGCCAACATCCCCACCCTTGGAGGCGCCGCAGGCCAAGATCTAGAAGCCATCCTCATTCAGCAGCAGGCCGCAGCCGTAGACCTTGCCAAATCGTCAACCCAGGCGAGGAAGTCAGGTCATGATTAAGCAGCGCACCCGATTCGACTGTGGGATCGCCTCTTTCGCGACCGCGCTTCAGATGACGTACGAACAGGCGCTCAACCTCTTCGCACCCCAGTCAGATCTCCTGGGCACAACAGCCGCAGACACAGCAAACGCTCTCACACAGCTCGGCATTCCGAATCAGTACGTGACGTTCCCGGAGTTCTACACCCACCTCGGTCGCCCCGGAAACCCCTGCAACCCCGAAATTGTCCGAGGCTGTCCCGCGATCCTGACGATCCTCTCTCGCAGCGGTTATGGCCTGCATGCAGTGTATTGGGATGGGCACCAGGCCCACGACCCAGATCCTCGCTACCCCGAGCCGAGAGCCCTGGAATCCCTGATCCTGCTCGAAGCTGTGTTTGTAAGCAAAACCCCAGCTTTGTGCGCAAAAAGCGGAGCGGGCTTGCAGGGCTTTGAGGGGTTGCCGGCATGACTGCAATGCTACCCCGTAAGGCTCTGAGCACTGCTGTGCGCCGAGTGATTTGGGAGCCTACTAAGAACAAATCAGGAGGGCTTTCGAGCCAGGAGATGTTCCTGATCGTTGGCCAGCCCGATACGCTCGTGCACGAGGTTCTGTTCCATGGCACTCGGGGAAATGGCAAGTCCGCGTGCCTGCTGATGGGCTTCGCTCAGCACGTAGGTAAGGGATGGGGGGCGTACTGGCGTGGCGTCATCCTCCGTCGCCAGTACTCAGCCTTACGCGACCTGATCAACGAAGCCGAGAAGGTCTTTCCACGTCTATTTCCTGGTGCCACATACAACAAAAGCGAGCGAACCTGGACTTTCCCTGACGGCGAGCAACTGATCTTTCAATACATAGAAAAAGCGTCGCAATACGAAGCGAAATTCCACGGCCAGCAGTTCACTTATATTGGCTTTGACGAATTGACAACGTGGGCCAGCGACGAGATCTACGAAAAGCTTCTGTCGACCCTCCGCACAGCCTACCAGCCCACCGCCCGTCAGCCCCTGATGCCCCCGAAACAAGTCAGGGCAATGACGAACCCATGGGGCATTGGTAAGCGCTGGGTGAAGGAACGATTTATTGATGGCAAGCGCAACGGCGAAATCGAGCGCACAGTCAAAACCTTGATCGACGAAGACGGCAATACCCAGGAGATCGAATGGAAGCGCTGTGCGATCTTCGGGACGATCTTTGAAAACAAATACGTCGACTTGGAGTACAAAGCTTGGCTGATGAATATCGCAGATCCCATGCTCAGGGAAGCCTGGTCGTTCGGGAACTGGGAGGTGGTCGATGACACGGCGATGTTTGCCAAGGTTTGGGATCGGGACGTCCACATTCTGCAGCCTTTTGAGATCCCGGCATCGTGGAAGGTGGATCGCGCTTTTGACTATGGCCAGTCCACCCCGTTTTGCTGTCTGTGGACTGCAGAAGCGAACGGTGAAGCGATCACGGTCGGTGGCAAGTTTTTCTGCCCGCCCAAGGGGTCGTTGATCATCTGCGGCGAGGATTATGGGACGCCTCTGACGCCTGATGGCAAGCAGCAGAAAAGGGATCTCGGGTTGTTTCTCAGTGCCGGCAAGATTGGCGCCCGCCTGAAGGCCAGGGAAGTGAAGCTACAGACCACAGTGTTGAAAAATCACGCTCGTATCGCTGCTGGCCCTGCGGACAATCAGATCTTCAACGGCAGCCAGGTGGACAACGGCACCGCTCCAACGGTGGCCAAGGAACTTGCGAAGGAAGGAATCACTTTTAGTCAGTCCGACAAGAGAGCTGGCAGCAGAATCACGTCAGCCCAGATCATGTTCGAGCGGCTTCAGGCCACTGTCGATCGCAATCCCGAAAAGCCACACATCTACATCTTTTCAGGCTGCAAATTTCTCACTCGCACGATCCCTGACCTGTATCGCGATGAAGATGAGCCCGACAGCGTGGCCAAGGGCGCGGATGACCACAGCTGGGATGCCCTGGCCTACCGCCTGACCTGGAAACGCCCCGTGACGACCATCAAACACGGCATTTTTAGTTAATAAGCGCCATAATAATAAGAGTCGAACAGACCGTGAAAGTACAAGACAAATCCGAAATCTGCTCCAAATATTTCTCCGATCGCAGGCCTATCCGTGCTCTTAGGGGCGGTACTGATGCCATGCGCGCTGCCGGCCAGGAGTTCCTCCCTCGCGAGCCAGGGGAGACCCCTGATACTTATAAAAAACGCCTCTGCCGGACATACCTGAACAACCGGATGGCCCGAGTGGTGAAGAGTTTGTCTGCAAAGCCTTTCTCCCGACCTGTAGCGGTCACTTCGGAATCGCATCCAGAGCTTGCCGAACTGTTCAGCAGCAACATCGACGGCAAGGGGACTTCAGTAAGTGCTCTGGCGGCCATGGCGTTTCAAGATGCTCTATGGAATGGGTCATCGTTCCTTTGTGTTGATGCCCCCGTAGGCGGTGGACAGCCCTATGCCTACTGGCTCAGCGGCGATGACATCCTGGGTTACAAGCTGGATGAGGACGATAGACTGCGCGAAATCAGGATCTCGGAGAAGGCAACTGTTGAGGACGGCGAATGGGGTGAAAAGACCGTCTGCCGGGTGCGGGTGTTCAGGAAGGTCAATGGAAAGGTGCTGTGGTCAATCTTTCAGGAATCTGATGGTGCCGACTACGTGCAGATCGAGGACTGGCGGGATTTCGGGCTTGCGGAGATTCCAGTGGTAGCTATTCACAGCAACCCTGCCGACACTCGCGGCACCTTGTTTTGTGATCCGCCGCTGAAAGACCTTGCTCACATGAACATCAAACACTGGCAGTCCCAGTCCGACCAAGACAATATCCTGCACGTTGCTCGCGTTCCCATTCTGTTCGGATCTGGATGTGAAGAAGGTCTGGAGATGAACATAGGCATCGATAACGCGATCATGTCTAACACACCAGGAGCTGATCTGAAGTTCGTTGAGCACTCAGGGGCTGCCATCACTGCTGGCCGAGACAGTCTTCAAGACCTGGAAGTCCTCATGGCGTCGCATGGCAACGAGATGCTTCAGAACACCGGAGTCGTCGAGACAGCGACTGGCCGATCTCTCAATGCCTCCGACAATAACAACCAGATCGCGTCCATGGCCACGGCTACTGCGTCAGCGCTCAAGACTGTGTTCGGTATGCTTGCCAAGTTCAGCCGTGTTTCCAATGCTGATTTTCAGGTCGACATAAACACTGATTACGGCATCAACGCCAATGCCCAGGAATTGACTGCGCTCGCCACGGCCCGTGCCAATGGCGATCTCAGCCAGTACGAGTATCTGCGTGAGCTTAAGCGCAGGGGCATCATGGGCAATGACTTCAGCATCGAGGACAACGCGGACAGGCTTGCAACTGAGTACATCGCCGCCTGACGGTTTGATGTCAAATGGCCCACCGCCCGCTATGATGCCAATTCACAGTGCCGGGAGGGCCTATGCCAGTCATCGATTTGTATTCAAAACGTAGGAAGCGTGAGCTCGGTATGGAGCCTGATGTCTACACGTACGAAGACTTTAATTCCAACTTGCGTGCTCAGATATGCTATGTAATCGACGATGTTCTTGGCATTCAAGATCGAAATGAGCAGGAGCGTAATTACGGAACCATTTGCGAAGTGCTGCGGCGGGAATATGGGGTCTATAAGCTTGTGACAGGTCTCCATGCTCGGGCTTCGGCAATGGATGAACTCGGCCAATTCATATCTCTCGAAAGGAATATAGACAGAGTCCTCGATGCCGTTGAGCTCTGCTTCGTAATTGCCGAATCCTACAGGGAAAAAGCTTATACCTATAGATATCCCAATCAGGATACTGGCGCATACATTGACGAATGTGTATCAGAGTTAAATACACGATTTAAAGAGCATGGCAAGGGTTATGAAATAAATGATGGAAGAGTTCTTAGGATTGACTCCGAGCTTCTTCATACAGAAGCGGTCAAGCCGGCAATAGGTTTCCTGAATCAGTCCCAATACGCTGGCCCCAGGGATGAGTTCTTTGGTGCATACGAGCACTATCGGCACGGCAACCTTAAAGAGGCCCTGAACGACGCGCTGAAGGCATTTGAAAGTACCATTAAGGTTGTGCTGGAGCTGCGAGGGTGGGAGTACGATAAGACCTCACCAGCGAAAAGGCTTCTGGCTGTACTCCTGGCTAATAACTTCCTGCCGTCGTATCACCAGAACCACCTGAATGCTCTCTCAACCTTGTTGGAAAGCAGTGTTCCAACCATCAGGAATAAGGAGGGTGGGCACGGTCAAGGCTCGGAGGTCTCCGAAGTCGAGCCAGAGATTGCTGCATACGTTCTGCACATGACTGCCTCTGCTATCGTCATGTTGTGCAGCCTAGAGAAAAAGACCGCCCAAGCCGCACCTGGCGAGTGATGCCTTCACTCGTGTGTACCCTGTGTGAGCCATCGTTCGGAGAGAGGTAGGCCACACAACATGTTTTGATGTCAAAGAGCCTCCCTCTCGGTATGCTGCCGGATTTCAGGGAGAGCTGGGTCATGTGGGTTTGGCGTGAAACGAGAGAAAAGTGGCTACTCGCAGCTGCTCTCACTGTTCTGGGTCTCATCATCCTGATCAACCTCCAGTTTGAGGTTTGGCCCTGGCTCAAAGGGGGTAAGGCTGCAGCCTTTCTCTCTGCCGAGGCCACTGTCAGTGTTAGCAGTGATCTGCTGGTGGGGCTTTTTTCTGCGTATGTGTTTTATGTAGTCATTGAGCTCATACCCAGCTTCAGAAAGGAGAAGCTGACGCTAACGCCATTGAATCTGATCGTCGCCTCCGTCATTGACGCCTACGAGCGTACTCGGGTTTTTGGTCACGAAACACCGATCACATCGATCGACCCTTCCATCCTGGCTCTGGACAACCTGAAGGCTCACAAGAGCTCGATCGTGACGACTGCTCAAATCCTCAAGCTCAAATTTGCAATGGAAACCGCTCACTCAAGGTATCCGGATTTCCAGCACGGCCTTACTTTGGCAGCGTCAATATCACCTGACCATGCGCTCGACTGGCTGGTTCTCACAGACAAAGTGCGGCTGCTGGCAGATCAGTATGGGTCATGGCCCCTGCACCCATTCCCTGAAAACCTCGGCAACGAGCTGAGCGAGCAGCAGCGCCTTGATCCGGCATGCGTAGCTACTTTCGAAAAGTACAAACGAGACATGAACTTGATGGAACAGACGCTCAAGCTTCGAGTGCTGGAGGTTATCGAGGCTTCGATCTATTGGATGCAGCGACAGGCCTCATAACCCCAGATCCCCCGCCAGCCCAAGATCACTCACCCAGGCTAGGTGCCCCCTGGTCTGGTCAGCTTTGTAGATCTCAAATAGCCTTTTGACTGCTAAATCGCGCAGCACTGGCCAGAGGCTTTGATTGTCGTTCCAGCGATGGCCGGGGCTTGCTGGGGGCAGGAATGCTATTTCATCGCCGCTAGGGGTGAGCTGGAAGTGATTGCGGTTGCCTGCAGCTGAGTATTTGAGCTCGTTCAGCGGCGTTGATGGCTGGTCGTAAGGGAACGGCAGGGCTAATGGATCGGCCTGGCTTGTTGTGCCGGCATACGTAGCGCGTACGACAATTCCTAGGCTTGCGAGCTCTCTGGTTGTACGAGATAGGCCGAGGTTTTGAACAAGGGTATGGAATAGGCGCGCTAGTAGCTGATTCTCGCGGAGAGTGGACATCGTGTTCGGGTATCTTGCCAGGCGCTTTGCAGACGAGATTGTGCCCTGCAGGCCGATATCGCTCATATCACTTTGAATCGCCCCTAGTTTCGTAGACATCTCCAAGCCTTAAAATGAGGCCCATTAGGAGGTGCCATGAGCAACCAGCGATATCCCGAAGAATTCAAAATCCAGGCGGTCAAACAAGTGACCGAAAAGAAGCTTCCTGTCTCGGAGGTGGCTGCACGATTGGGTGTGTCCGTGCACAGCCTCTATGCCTGGGTTAAGCGCTACACCAAGTCCCAGGAACAGCGCGTTGAGGAGGATGATCAGAGCGCTGAGGTTCGTCGTCTACGGGCCGAGCTGAAACGGGTGACGGAGGAGCGAGACATCTTAAAAAAGGCCGCCGCGTACTTTGCCAAGGAGTGCGGCTGAAGTACGCCTTTATTAAGCAGCAAGCGGGTCATTACGCGATTCGACGGCTTTGCCTGACGCTCAAGGTTCATCCCAGCGGCTACTACGCGTGGCTATCAGAACCAAAATCTGCGCGAGCCAAGGACGATCAGCGACTGCTTGGACTGATCAAACTGTAGTGGTCTAATGAAACCGGACACTCATTTAGGCGAGAATGCTCGCCATATCGAGGTGTCAGATGACCAAGCAACGTCGTGTCTTTTCCGCTGAATTCAAACGCGAGGCTGCTGACCTCGTACTCAAACAAAATTACAGCTGCATCGAAGCCAGTCGTTCACTCGGCATTGGCGAGTCGGCCCTGCGCCGTTGGGTCAGTCAGCTTCTGCAGGAACGCACAGGCGTCACCCCGCAGAGCAAGGCGCTCACCCCAGAGCAGCAAAAGATCCAGGAACTGGAAGCCCGAATCGCCCGTCTTGAACGAGAGAAATCGATATTAAAAAAGGCTACCGCGCTCTTGATGTCGGAAGATCTCGAGCGTTCGCACTGA